ACCCGTAAGAGGCGATGTCTAATGAAGCCATAAAAACCCTTTAAATGCAAAAGGGACAACCCCTCTTTATTGAAGGAGTTGTCCTTTATTTAAGCTATCAGAAAGACACCCCTTCGTCGTTTATATTCACGAAAAGAATCTGCTTAGCGGGCATACGGCACATGAGGTACGCGTCTGCGTAGCTTCTGACGGCAAAACCGGCGTTGTCTTGAAGAGGGAAGATGACTTGTTGATCAATCCCTGTGACCTTGAAGGCGGGGAGCTGTGAGCCGGAGAAGCGCCAGTGCTTGTTGACGATCCCAATCGCGTCGCCCTCTTTCACACAGGAGCAGCTCACAATGCGGTTGACCCCGTTGGCGGCGTAGTACTCAATGGCCTCAAAGCCGTTGGTGCCTTGGGAGGGAACGTATTTGGCGTCGTATTTGCGGAAGGAGGCCTCATCGTTGGCCATGTTCCCGTAGGTGCGGGGGTTGACCAGGATGTCCAAAGGCTCGTTCAGACCACCCGCATTGATGGCGTTGGCCACACCGAGGAACACGGCTTTGAGGTCAAAGCGTTTGTTCTGCAGATTGACCACATTGCCGGCCCACAGGGGGTACTGGGAGGCGTCGATGCCAAACAGAGTGCTTGTGTTGGTCAGAATCCTCTTCATCCCCACAAGCTCCAAACCGCTTTCCCACCCGTCGTAGGCGATGCGCAGAGATCCGGCGCCGGACACCGCAGAGGGGGCCACAGGTACGAAATCAACCACAATGTAGCCTAAAGACGCGTCCCAGGAGACCAGCTTGCCAGAGGCCACCACGGTGCCAGAGGAGTTGACCTGCTTAACGACCACGCCCTGTTTGCCGGTCCAGAAACCAGCGGCGAATTGACCAGGGGCGAACAGAATCGCTTTGGCAGCCACGTTTATGCCCGCTGTGAACGCGATGGTGGAGCCGTCCGCTCGTGTCAGCGTCACGTTCCCGGAGCCGCTGTAGGTCGCTCCGCGGTACACGGTTCCAGAAGGAGCGAAGGACACAAAGCCCAACAGATCAGGGGATTGCCCGTAAACCTTAGCCACATTGATAAATTTATTATGAGACTCCAAGTGATTCTTCATCACAAGCTTGGTGGAGTCGAAGAAGGCAGCCTCTGTGGTCGCGCCACGGGCCATAAAGCCCCAGGAGAGCACGTCGGAGAGCACGGTCTGTGAGCCCTTGATGGAGCTTTGCTTCACGGTCCCGGCGATGGGCGGACGGATGGAGAAGGCGTCCTGAGCGGTCCCCGCAAAGGTGATGCCCACGGAGTCTCCCAAAATGAAGTCTTCGACGTAGCTGTCCCCGATCCTCTGGGAATTCTCAAAAGGGATCAACTTGTCCAAAATGTCCGTTTCGGGACGCAGATCGTTGAGCTGACCGTAGACCCTCTTAAATAGGTCAATGACGCTTTGACTGGATACTGAACTCATGTGTGTCTCCTGAATTGCCTAAAAAAAATCTTTTTTTTCAACATCATTTGTGAATGAGGGAAAAAATCACTTCAAAACAGTGTGAAGCTTGAACACGATGTGCCCAGCTGTGGCCGCAGCGGAAACCGCTGTGTATGTGATGCGCCCAGCGATGTTTCCAAGGGGGGTGACGAACACTTGAGTCAGCGCGAAGGCCGTGTCTGTCAAAGCCGTTTTGGTGCCCACGCCGATGGATTGACCTATGGTGCCTGCGATGTTGACGGTGACCTCCACAAGGTCCACACGGTCAATCTGATTGTCGCAGTTCAAAACAAACGCGTAGGTGTTGTTGTCCACCATGGCTGTTGTCCCAAAGGCCGTTGCCACCACAACTTCGTTTGTGGAACCCAAAAGCGCGTTCACCGAACTTTGCGTGATGGTGGTCAGGGCAGCGCCCGTGCCCCCTTCAATCAGAAGTTGAGGGACCTCGGGGCCTACAAAAGACGCTGTGTTCACGCCTGTTCCGGCGGTCAGAACAAACGGCAGCGTGATGACATAATCTTGGGATCGGTTGAGGGCGTCGTTGTTGAGTAGGGGTACTAGGGTTGTCATGAGTTTCCTCAGCGTTACGGCCAAGGATCAGCCTCGGCCAGTGTTTCAAAATAAAAAAAAAGTCTCTTTATCTTGACTGGCTCGCGATGAGGCCGCGGTCTGAAAGATGACGCAGCGTCTGCCGGTAGGCGTGCTCGGAGGGTCTTTATTTCTTTCAAAATACCACGGGTGTTTTAACCCCCAAAAATACGTGTTTTTTGCTTTTCTAAAATTCGTCGTGTCATTTCAAAATAAAATTATTTTATTTTTGATGTAACAATTTGTGAGTGTTTATTTAATTTAGATGAGATGAGTTTTACAGAGTGGACGCCGATGTTTCAAAAAACAAATCGGCGTTTCAAGTTTGGAATTAGCGTTGGAGCTTTTTTTGTATGCTCTCAAAGGCGGAGTCGATGGTGGTGGGCTGGTTTTTGGGTTTTGAGGGTTCTGAGGGTGCCGATCTGCGGGGGGCGTGTGGGGCGCGCAGCGTCTTGATGTCGTGTTCGCGCACGGCCTTGGAGAGCTCCTTGGGGATGGGCGCTTTGCCGCTGGCGAGCTCCTGGACGGCGGCGCGTTTGCCGCTTTCGGTGAGGGAGTCCACAAACCCTTTGCCCCTTTTGTAGAGGGCGTCGAAGCTTTGGAACTGCCCCTTGCTGTTGAGCTGATACAGGCCGATTTGGAGGGCGCGTTCTAGGGACAGGTAGACGTTGCGGCGCCTAGGGTCGTCGGCGTCTAGGGCGGAGAGCTCCTTGAGGCTCATGCCCTCAATGCGCTCAATGGAGTCTCCAAGCTCGTTCTGAATGGCGGCGTCCACCTGTCGGCGCATGGCCTCCTGCTCCCGCTCCTGCATCTCCTTTTTGGACAGCTCCTCCTTCTTCTCAAAGCCCTCTAGCCTCTCCTGCAGCTCCATGATGCGGCGCTCCTCAGGGCTCATCTGGGACAGACGGGTCTGCTCCCCGATGTAGTCGGACACCAGGGCGTTGAGGTCCACGCCTGTCTCCTGCAGGAACTGAAGGGCCGTTTTGGGCGACTCCTTCAGGCTCTCGATCAGGCTTAGGAGACCTTTGGCGGCCTCCCTCTCCTGCTTGTGGCTCTCGTAGAGCTCCTGTGCCCTCTTGCGCTCCTCGGCCGCTGTGCGGAACCGCTCTTCGGCCGCGGTGTTCACCCGGTAGCCGTCGATGATCTCTTTGAGGGTTTTCTCCTCGGTGCGCCCGTTGATCTTGACCTTGGCTTTGTAGCGGGCGGCCTCCTCGTCGGCCAGCTCCTGGAGCTCACGCTCCACGGCGCGCTGCTGCTCAAACACCTGTTGACCGGCCTCTGCGGCTTCGGCAACCGGGTTTCCTGATGACGGGCTCTCTCCTTGCGCAGATTCCACGCGATCTCCTTTGTGAGTGTTTTGCTGATTTTGAACCAAAACAACTTGTTTTTCAAGGGGTTTTAGAAATCAATGTCTTTTTGAATCTCAAACTGCTCCCTCTTCTCAAAGCAGAAACACTGCTTGTGGTACTTGTTCATGATGAATTTCAGAGACGCCCGGCACAGATAGACGGAGCCGATAAAGTTGTAGGTGACGACCACGTAGTCCTTATTGCGGCTTCTCCGGTCGTCCCGGAAGCAGGCGATGGTGTAGTGGCGGGTGTCTTTGAGCAGAAACGCCTGAGGTGGTTTGACGGGTTTGGCGCTTTCCACGGGGCCTCCTGAGGGGCGAGAGAAGATGAGTTATCGGAAGTGACTAGGAAAAGAACACCACCAAGGTCAGATCCAGGGCCTGCCCGCTGGTGGGTGCGTCGGTGGTCGCCCGGCACCGGAGACGCCCCTCGGCGTCCACGTCCCACACAAAGGAGAGGAGGGCTGGGGTCAGGGGGGTCTGACGGCCGACCAGGACCACAAGAGGGGGTTTGGGGACGGCGACACTCACAAACTCGCCGTGCCGCACGGTCACCGTGAGGATGCGGACATCCAGGTTGTCGCGCAGCCCCACGCCGTTGATGAGAACGCGCATGAGGTTTTCGTTGAGCTGGGTTTGGTAGTCAAAAAAGGGTTGCAGCTCCTGGTAGACCTGCGCCCGTCCGATGAGCCCCGTGTCGAACAGACGGCTCGTTGTCAGCTTGGTCATAGGGTCTCACCCATGTGATCCAGTGCCCCCGTGTGAAGGTGTACAGGCTCGTTTTGCGGCTGTAGCGTCCCACCTCGCCTGTGGGGCTGTGCAGAGAGAAGAGGCCCTGGCCCAAGCTCTGGAAGCGCACAGGCATCGTCTCGCCGGTGTCCAAGAAGCGGAGCAGGTGTGTGAAGCGGCTGTCCAGTCCGTGAAACCAAGGGGTCAGCTCCTTAACGGCGTCCCAATAGGGCGTCTGCGAACGACTCGTAGGCGTCTTTCTCAGGTCTGGTGACATAGAAAAGGGACTCCGGATCCCGAGGCTCGGACGGGTAGGGGTTCTGGGTCCGGTCCATCATGCGGCAGCCGTAAATGAGCGCTGCCAGGGCGTCCATGTGACCCAAAAACTCGGTCCTGTGAAAGTCCGTCCTGTTCTTGTTGAACGTGGCACCTTTTAAAGTGGTTATGAGAAAAGAGCATTTTTTGGTTATTTTGACTTTATCTTGTGAAAACAGCAAACGCAAGGCGTTGATGCCGGCGTGGAAGTCGTCTTTTCGGGGTCCCAAAGCCTGGAAGTCGTGTTTGTTCATGAAGTCGACGAGCAGCTGTCCGGGCGCGTCGGCGATGCGCTGGGTGATGCGCAGACTCCCCTCCATCTTTTTGACCTCCGCCACGATGACATCGGAGGCCGTGTTGGCCTCAAAGACCCGCTCGTCCACGACCAGAATGCGGTCACAGAGGAAGTCGTGGCACATGAGGAGAGCGACGGTTTTGTCGCGCACGCCCCCAACGTCCATGGCGATCATGTGGTGGGCGTGTTCGGGTAAGGGCCCCTCCCACAGGTGGCGCGTCTCCTCGAACTCGGGGACACAAACGAGGGAGGAGTCCCTCAGGATCTCAACCAGGTACTCGCGGCGCCAGGCCACCGAGCCCTCGCCGCCCGCTAGGGTCTTGGCGGTCTCGATCTGATCCGCGCTCAGGCGGGGGTTGGAGTGGATGTTGTAGCAGAACAGGGAGCCCTTGGCCTCGCAGCGGGGCAGCACCTCCGTGTGGATGTGGTGCATGGGATCTTCACTGGGGGTCGTCACGTGTATCAGACGGCCCTTGCTGTGCAGGAGCTGAGGGCCCAAGACGCTGCGGACCGCGTACTGGTAGTCGTCGCTGCTCACAAAACCGCCCTCCTCGCAGATGGCCAGATGGCAGATGGCCCCTCTCAGGGTGTCCACGTGGGCGCGCTCCAGCACCCCGAGGCGCAAGGAGGATTTGCCCACGAACCAGCGGTAGGTCGAGCTGTTTCGGGTCACGAGCCCAAAGGGCGCGTCCCGCGTCAGCACGTCCAGGGTGTCCGCCACGATGTCGTTTGCCTGCTTCAGGGTGGGTGCCGCGATGCGCACGAGGCGGTAGGGGTTCTTGAGGCAGTACATGAGAGCCAAAACGCAGACAAGGTAGGTTTTGCCCCACTGGCGGGAGCAGAAGATCAGGGCCTCGGAGGACAGATGGGGGCTCGAGAGCCGCTCGTAAATCTGCTTCTGACCCTCGTGCAGCTTGAAGGACAGATCGCCCTTGAGCCAGCGGTCCCGGGTCAGCTGCTGGTACTTGAATTCGAGCAGCTTGAGATACTCGATCTGCTCCTGCTCACTCAGCATCGATGGTCTCGGCCTCGATTTCGCCGATTTTGCTCTGCAGCTCCCGCAGACGCCTCTCCCGGATCTCAGGGTCCAGCTGCTCGATCTCCAGATGCACGACCCCGCCGACCTCCACCTGCACACGCTCGGTGCGCCGGAACCGGCTCTGCTCGTACCAGCGGATGGCGTTCACGTCCCCGCTCAGCGCCTTCTTGAACAGGGCCTCGCCCACGCGGCTCTGCGCCACGCTGTTGCCAATGCGCATAGCCTCCATCAGGTACTGGTCAAACTCTTTGTTGCGCTTGAAGATCCCCTGGCGCAGACCCAGCACATCGCAAATCTCAAAATCCCTCAGCCCGTAGCCCGCCAGCAGCTGCACCTTGCGGTAGAACTCCGGATCCGACTCGGGGGTCGGGGGCTTGAGGACGGTTGCCAGCATACGCGGGCTCAGACGGGGCGGACGCACCACAGGCTCGGAGTCCAGACCCGCCTCGAACACCGGCATGCGCGCACGGCTTTTCTCCTTTTTGACGGTCTTCTTGGGCATGGCCTCGCCGTCGGGCCGGTAGGCGCCCTTCACCGGACACCCATGTTGAGCTGCGTCACGTCCTGGCTCAGCTCCTCCTGCCGCTCCGACAGGGCCGCAAAGGAGGACCTCAGAGAGCCCAAGCCGGACTCAAAAACCGTCACCTGCTCCTCCAAACGCCGTATCTTGACCAGCAGGTCAAACAGAAAATAAACGTGGGCGGACACGACAAGAAGACAAAAGACACTTAGGGAAAAACAGAAAATCAGCATCGCACCTCCAAAAACCCTTTTCCGTAAGAGGCGATGAGCAGCGCGTCGCTCATCCCGTCGTGGGGCACCCGGCCGCCCCGGGGCACGAGACCGACCTCCGGGTACAGCTCCGCGCTCAAACGCAGGCTCTGCCCCTTGGTCTCTCCCGAAATCCCAAAACGCCTCTGCCACACCCGAGGGCTCACCTCGCAGACGCTGTAGCCCCGCAGCTCCAAAGCCGCCAGCACACGCCCGTAATTGGCACACATGGTCAGAACACCCGCCTGACCCCGCCTCACAAAGGGCTGCTCCACGAAGGCACAGCCCTGCCAGCTCGGCAGAAGGGACAGAAGGGCGCTGACGTCCACACGGCCTCCCCGCACCGGCAGCGGCTCACAGCGCGCGTGCGCACCGTCCAAAACCGCCACTCCGCCGCGCAAGCCGGGGTCCACCCCCACAATCAGAACCAACGCTTCTTCACCAGACGCTCCAGCGTCTCCACAGCGTAAAACATCTCGTGGATGAGCACAGGGTCCGGGTGCCGCCGGTACTCCCGCAGCGCCCGTGCCAAAATCGCCACCTGACGCAAAATCTCAGCCCTTCGTTTCCCGAAAAACACGCAGTCTCCCCTCTGGGTAATCCGGACACACCCTTTTCACCCAATGACGCACCGTCTCTACGGACACCCACAGATCGAGCGTGCGGCGTATGGAATCCAACGTCAAAGACGGATCGCCTGCCGCGTACCGACGGGCGATCTCCTGAAACGCGGGGTCCTCCCAGCCCTTCTGCCGAGCGCCCTTGTGACGCATGCGCCTCAACATCCTCTCATTCAGCCCGTCCTCGCCGAAATACGCCAACGCCACGTGGTGCAGCTGCGGAGAGCTCATCCCGAAACGCCGACAGAGATCGAACATCCGAACCGTCCCCGCCTCAAACTCCGCAAACCCCTTTTCAAAGGCCAAACGCGGAACCCACACATGACCCTTAAACGAGATGTGCAGCACAGGACCCAACTGCGGGTTGCGCCGGTGCGCCCTCTTCAGGAACACCAACGCCACACGCGGCGGCATGAAGAACTCGTCTCGGAAAGCGGGCAAACCCAACTCTCCCGCAAAGTACAAACGGCAAAACCTTAGAAAATCAAGGTCGTCCAAAATCGACTCTGAGAAATTCCGTAAACTCAAGCTCGACGACACTCGCGCTCTTTCTTGAAATTCAAAAAAAGTAAATGATCTTATAAGGCTAAAATAAGAATATCAGGATTTTATATTTTGTCTAGAGGAGGAGAAACGGGGGGTGTTTGATGATAACCAAACACAAAAGGGGATGCAAGGGGAAGTCCACCCTCTTTTCACAACACTTGAAAAGGGGTCAGACAGCGGTCTCTGATTAGGGAAAAAACACGTTCTGAACCCCTGAAATCACACTATCAGAAAAACCGAAGGCGGTTTCTGGTCTGGTACACCCAGTTGTACAGAGTCTGGGGGCTCACCCCCAAATCCAAAGCCACATGCCGTATCGGAACCACACCCTCCAAGGCACGCTCCACCGCTGCCGCGATAAAGTCCTTAGAGTGCACGCTCCTACGACCGCGACCCCTCTTCTCAGGCTCTTCCGCTTTTGGCTCTTGGGAGGTCTTCACAAAAACACCTTTTTAAAAGGTCGCTGTCTTGAGTTGAACAGAATTTCGTGTGCTGTTCAAAATAGGAATTCAAGTTTTGCCGACCGAACCCTTTTTTAAACAGCTTTGTCTAAACCATTCATTTGAAAAGGACGGAAAACACAGGTGCGACAACACAGCTCTGCATCCCCACACCGTGTTCAGCGTCTTTTCCAAACATCTCTTGGGAGAGATTGAACACAGAATAGCACAGTTGTTGTTGATAGACAAGGGTTTTAAAGATAAGAATTGTTTTTTAAAAGGGGGCTAGGGCATAAAAATACGCTGTTTTGAGTTTTTCAAGATTGGACCCTTAGAAACCCAAAACAGCTCGGTGACACGAAAGAATAGGAACACTCTCATGTCTTCACACAGGCTAGCACATTCTATTTTGTTCAGCAATGGATTAGAAAAGTTTTAGAGAAAAGGATTGTTTTTTGCCAGATTGTGGAATGATGTGAAGTCACTTAAAAAAGCCAATTTGATGGTATCGATGGGTCCATGACGGTTTTTGCCGATGATGAGCTCGGCAACGCCTTTTTCCAGGGTGTCTTTATTGTAGACCTCGTCTCTGTAAATGAAAAAAATCAGATCCGCATCCTGTTCGATGGAGCCGGATTCCCGCAGATCGCTGGGCCGTGGCCTCTTGTCGGGGCGCATCTCGAGACCCCTGTTCAGCTGGGCACAGGAGAGGACGGGGCAGTTGAGCTCTTTTGCCAAGGCTTTTAGTCCCATGCTGATGGTGCTGATCTCCCTTTCACGGGTGGCCTTTGCGGAAAACGACTCTCCAGCAGACATCAGTTGAAGATAATCAATGATGACCAGATCGCAGGCTCCCTTCTCCCTCTTCATCTTCCGGCACCGGCTGCTGAGTTCAAACAGGCTGATGCTGGGCGTGTCGTCGATCATGAGCTTGTCGGTTTGGAGGTGGGCGGCTTTGGGGTAGAGGCGATCAAGCTCTGTTTGCGTGAGACTGCCATCACGGAATTTCTGCGATTTGATCTTTGCACCTGTGGCCAAAATCCGTTGCATCAACTGCTGTTTGCTCATCTCCAAACTGAAAAACGCAACCTGCTTTTTCTCAACAAGCGCTGCGTGAGTTGCGAAATTGAGAACCAAAGCGGTCTTCCCCATGGCCGGTCTCGCAGCAAGGATGATGAGGTCGGAGCGCTGAAACCCCGCTGTGATGTGGTCCAAATCCCCAAACCCCGTACCCACACCCGTGACGCCCTGGTGGGGGTTGGCCAAGATGTGTTCCAAAGACTGGATGGTCTCGCTCACAACGTCTGTGGCGGGCACGAGCCCTTGAACCAAACGGGACTCGGAAATTTCCAGAAAGGTCTTCTCTACGTCCGCCAAAAAAGCGCTCACAGAAGCGCCTTTGATCCCTCGACCCCTTTCCGCAATCTCGTCGCATTTCAAAATCAGCTCCCGAAGCTCCCAGTACTTTTTGACCTCATCCAAATAGACAAAAACGTTTTCTGAATAGGTCGAGAAATCCAAAAATCCCATCAGATGTTCGGCGGATTCCGCCACCCGATCACCGTGATTGAAGCGCAAACGCTCAAACACATTGACCACGTCAGGGGCAACCCCCTCTGTCGCCAACTCAACGATGGCCTCCACCAAAACCTGATGACGGCTTGAATAGAAATAACGAGGTTTGAGTCTGTCCGCGAAGGAGTGGATTTTGCCAGGATTGGCAAAGATGGATCCGATGATGGCAAGTTCCGCAGGGGTGGAATGCGGGGGAGCCAAGTCTCTACCCCCTCGTTCCTTTTTTTGGATTATACGCATTGAAATTAAATAATTGCTCTACCAAAAAGATGCAATCTTCAGCGTATTAAAGGGCCGTGGCCCCTTGTTTTTTATTCTATCTTTTCCCTTTTGCTGATTTCATCACAAACCCGTATGATGTGGCATATTTTGGGAAAAGAAGGCATCGTTTTGACAATATGATCAAAAGCTTTACCAAGCGTTTCCATGGGGATGCCCTCCAAATTGTCCAAATACATAGACGCAACATGGACGTTAAAAATATCAACCTCTGGCTCCAAAAGAGCGCACACGAACACAAGTTTAGAATAAAGCAAATTTCTGTCTGGATCCCCACGCGTCACGCGATCTGCAGCAACAGCGTTACGCATGTCAGTCTCAGGAAAGTCGGTTGTTCTTAAAAAAGCGTTCAAAGCTTTCAAAATTTTCAAAGCGTCCACACCATCTCCTTTGCATTTTTGCGTCAAATTCTGACAACTGACGGCATGTCTTCAATGTCGACAAAAATTTTGTCAAGGAAGAAAAAGTGAACCCCGCTTCTACCCACCCTCAATCACAACCCAGGATCACAAAGACACAAAGACGACTACGTAACCTCTATTGAATCATTAGAGGCTTTTATAGGCTCACGACGGAGTCGTTGAATACGTTTCCCTTCTGTGCCTCAATCGATAGCCTTAAAGGGCCTCAGGAGGCTTTTGCTGTGAGGGGCTCTCCTAAAGCCGCCAGCGTCTGAGTGATGCTAAATGTCTTGAAAAACTCCACGCGTGTCTTGCAGGGGGCACAACCCCTGGCCTCAAAAAACGCTAACACGTTATCGGGCAGATCCTTTGTGTCCTCCAACGTGCGATCCCCGAGCATCACGTAATACACACGCGCCTTCACCCAGCACGCCCTAAGAACATCCTCTGGTGTCATCTTTTGCTCTATCGTTGTCTCTAATTTTTGAACCACAGGTGCTGAGGCCACAACAGTGTCTTTCCTGTCTTCCCTGTCTTTCACCTTAACAAGGATTTCTGTCTTCCTCTCCCCGCTTATAGGAGGCAACGCGTCTGCGGCAACCCTTTTGGTGTTGTTAACGATCTTGACCTCCTGTCTCTTCACAACAGAGACGACAGACGACACCACAGGCACGATAGACACCGTATCCACTGATAAGGATCCAAAGGAACGAGACGCTCTCCTCATACGCATTCGATTCGAACTGTACGTCGTGAATCCATGGGCGTATCCCCAGCTGTTTTGACAGAAAAAAGGCATCTGCTTTTGAAAATCGTTTAGAGACATTCCTGGGGTCATAGACGTTCGTCGAAGGGCATCCCTATCCGTCTTCGATACAAAAGCAAATTTGACACCTCTAAACGCTTTTAAATGGTATGCCATCACATAAGCGAAGCAGAAGGATCGGATTCCTTCGATTCCTTCGATTCCTTCGTCATCCACCTCCCCAAAGCCCTCTCCGTAGACCTCGAGAATTTTTTTCAACCCCTCCTCCCCACATCGGGTGATCTCACGGTTGATTAAAGAAACAAATTTTACACCCTTGCGATCGACCTTCAGACCCCCCTTCCCCTCGATCACATCTTCTAAGCAAAATTTTTCCCTAATGTTGTTGTTTGTATTTGTATTTGTATTTTTTAAAATCTTGTTTCTAATGGCACCACATTTCTGCCCGCCAGCACCACATTTCTGCCCGCCGGTTTGAGCCGAGGTTTTCGGCTTCCCGTTCGGCTCTGGCGGATAGAAATGTGGTTCAGAGTAGACCGCTTTTTTCTTACTTTTCTTAATAGCCTCAATATCTTCTTTGAAGTCTATAATGAGTTCAAGGTTTTTTTCAGCGCCTTCGTTTAATTTAGTAAACATTTCCATGTGAGGGCACGGTTTTTTGCCTTTTTTAAAATGCTTGACTTTGGAATCGACAAAAGGCAAAAGGAAGTGCCATTGTTGAAAAGGGCGGATGAAGAACTCTTTTGACTTGCGTTTTCTGGGTCCTTCTCTTAAAAATCCGTACTGTTTGAGTTTAGCAACTGCGTTTTCGATAGCTCTTTTGCTAAACCCAAGATGTTCAGCAACGGTTGCGTGCTTTTTGTATAAAGACAAGCCTTTTTTTTGGAAGCCGATTAGGTGGAAAAGATAGGCATGTTCCGCGATGGTTAGAAAGTTGATGGATCGTAAAAAATCAATCCACTTTTCTTCGTTGCGCAGATTATTAGGTGTGCTAAAATTCAGAACATCAGCCTTTCCATAATTGGATAAGGTTTGATTCTGGACTTGAGTGCTCCTAAGCACGGTAGAATAAGCTTGAGACATCAATTGTCTTTCGTTAGTTACACTCTTTCTGTCCTTTTGTCTGCTAAACTGTGGGGACGCGATAGAGTGGTGATGTGAGATGATAGTGATAAAAGCTTAAAATCTGATTCTAATGTCCGTTTGTAAAAGTGGGTTTTGTCCTCCAATCGGTCCCGTGTTCATGATTATGCGGTCTCCTTAACAGAGAACGCAAAAAGCGCGCTAGTGGCTGTATAGCCAAAGAATGAAAAAGTTATGAATGATTCTAGTGTCATAGAGTCATTTATAACTTTTTTTTCTTGTGTTGCGTACTCAGCTCTCACTTTTCAGCTCCTGCAGAAGGCGAGCCAAAGCCTCTGTGGCAATCCGTATGTCTTTAAGCACTCTTGCGTCACTAGGCGTCTTCTTGACTCTCTCTGTTTTGACCCTTTCTGCGGGGAACTCAAACTCCGGGAGTTCCTCCTGAGGTTCTTGTGATTCCATGGATTTAAAGGCTCTTTTGGTTTTCTTTACTGCTTTTACTTTCTCTGGTGAGAACTTGAGACTTAGGTTGTCTGTGACGCCTTCGTTCTGCTTCAAAAACCACGTTAAAAAGGGGAATTCTTTTTCCGATTCTTCTACCTTTTTTTGAAGGATAGGGACAAGAAACTCCCAGCTCTCCAACGGATGAATGAAAAACTCTTTTGAGCGCCCGCAGCGGGGGCCTTCGCCCAAGATTCCGTATTTGAGAAGGTTGGCGACTGTTTTTATTATAGTCGCTCTTGAAACGCCTAGCTTTTCAGCAGCGGCTTCGTGCGTAGGGTAAAACCGACGGCCCTTTGTTTGCAATTCGCATATCAAATTGAAATAAAGATGATCCGCAATGGTGATGCCATTTATCAATCGAAGGTTGTCAAAAAGCTTAATCTCTCGCTTTAAACAACGGGGGCGGACGACAGGCGAATTTTGTGTCATCAAAAGCTCCTCAAACAAAAAATAAACCATTGAAAACGTTTGGCCTCTCAACAAAATTTGTTGAAGTCCCCTGCTATTTTAGCCAACTAGGGTTGACAGCAGCAAGCCGAAAAGGTACAAAAAAAAAGATGACGGGCGATTTAAAGCCGTTGTTACAGAGCCACAATTCAGGCTTTGTGTTTTAAAAGCGATTAATTAGATAAGCCTTTCTAGTTAAGAGATTGATTAAAGATTCTTCTAGTTAAGAGATTGATTAGAGATTTTTTATAAAGATTCCTTTCTAAAACTTGTCTAGTTGGTTGATCCAAAACTCTGCGTGAATCTGACAAGAGAGCCGCAGAGTTTTTTTATTTACAAAAACATTTTGAAAACGTCAATGAGCCTTTGGGCTTAGACACCTCATTTAAGCTGTCTTAGCGGTGCTAGCCGTCATTTCCCCTTCCAGCAACTTTCGAACTTACCCCTTATTGCAAAAATAACTTGGCCTTTGCGCGGCGTTGCTTTAGAAGGGTTCATGTGTCAAATTGATTTAATTTGTTTTTTTGTTTTTAGAACGGGGAGGTTGTGTGGCGAGTAAAAAGGCCAAAGCGGTTGAGACAGCGGAGACAGCGAGCAGAGGCCGTGGTCGCCCCGCGGGCCGCTACATGAACCACAAGAGCCAGGCGGTGGTGGAGGGCGCGGCCCATGCGGTGGGGATCCGATCCCGGGGCCGCCCTCCCGGCATCCACACGCGGCGCAAGAGCCTGGCGGTCAAGCCCAAGCTGAAGACGGACTTTTACACCGTCGAAGACGTCATCCAGATTCTGAACATCAGCAAGACCACACTGCGAGCGGCCATCAAGAGAGGGGTCATCCCCAAGCCCCTAGACTTCAACCCGTTTGTCAGGAGGTGGCACAAAGAGGTCTTTGACCGCTTTTTGGAGAGCCTGAGGCAACGGGCCAACGAGGAGGCCGAACTCGCCCTCCACACCGTGCACGGGTACACGCCCTACGACTACGAGGAGGGGAACGATCAGTAGCGGTAGCCCCTGTCCTTGATGAGCCGGCGCAGGGCCGCGAGCTCCGCAACGACGGACCGTTCGGGCCCCTGCACGCACTCGCATGTGTGCAGACGCTCGTTCGCACCCGCAGAGCTGTTGTGGAAGTAGAGGGCAGCGGGGATGAGGCCGTCGCATTGCGATTTGGTCGCGATGACACCGTTGGTCACCCACACACGCACCGAATGGTCCCTCATGCCCGTTTTGTAGTCAAAGAGACACTCGATGTTCCAAATCTTAACTTGGTTTTTGGGGTGGGAGAACTGCCAGACCTCGTCAGGAGTCACCCCCTCCACAACGGCGGGCTTATCGTAAGGCCCCTTGTAGAGGTAGTAGCCAAACCCCTCATCGGACGTCTCCGCTAAACCCGTCAAACACACCAGAGACCCCAACAGAAGACACACAGCCTGTTTTTGCAGAGACACAAAACCTCCTATTGCGTATTTTCGGACAGACCCAAAGGCGCGTGCGCCTCCACAGGGAACCAATCTTCCTTTTTGGACGTGCGGTCGCTCAGGCTTGTGTAGATGCCGATGCACTCAACGAGCTGATCGGGCGTTAGCGCCGTGATCTCGCACTGCAGCCGCCTCTCCAGCATCTCACGGCTCACGCCCAGAGCCGCGAAGGCCTGGACCATAGCGCGGATCCGATCGATCAGAGGACGCTCCCGGCCTCCGCTCTGCAGCGTGCGGGCGCACTCCCCCACCGCCTCATCCGAGATGTGACTGGGGATCACCGACAGAATGCAGGCGCGCAGACGCCGCGACGCGTCGTTGGCTATGCGCTCGTACACGTCCCGAGGATCCGTCAGGGTCCGCACCCCCGAACGCGTGTGCATCTCGTGACGCACCGTCCACACAATCGAACGCCTAAAGTTCGTCTCCAAATCGTGACAGAACGCCTCCATCACGCTCTCATGACCCCTCTGCTCCAACTCCCGCACCCCACAGTCGATGTTCCCCCAGTACCGCGCCAGAACCTCCGCTAGCCGTATCGACGGACCCGTCACGTTCTGTCCCCCCCTCGGGTACCGGTACAGCGCCACCTGCGCCAACGCCGTCCGCTGACACGCCTCCCGTATCCGATTCAACGACTGAGCCTCGTCTCGCGGGTGCGTCTTGGCCATCAGAAAGGCCGTGCGCGCCTGATCCACCGCCCGCGCTGTGTCCACGCTGGACACGCTGGACGAAGCAGAATCGGACACTTTCAAATCATTCATGAATTCTCCTTGTCCTTATAAAACCTTTACATCTCTTATCAGATGTAATAAAACTACAAAGCTTGTAAAAAAGCAACTTAAAAGACATACCTTTTAATAGTCAGGAGGACCTTTGGAAGACGTGATTGGTGGGTTCGAAGAGGGCCTTTTTATGGTGGTGCGCCCCACAGCGGGTGCTGAGGAGAGGGCCCGTGATCTCATCATATCATGGGGTCAGATCCAATCGGTGTGCTCCGACAACGACGTGATGGGGTGTTACAGCGATTACACGACGGCTCTGCATGTGGCGGAGGCCCTGTTGCGGCATGCCCGCTCCCAAGCGCCCTCTCGTAGGAAAGCCAAGAGGTTGCCGATTCAGGAGTGGACCTGACCTCAGGTTTTGAGACGGTGTGCCGATACGTCCTGTGAGGTGATGTATGCTCACAGTGTGTGTTTACGTGGTCGTCAACGTGACTTTTTTTGGTTTTCTGTACTGGGTTTTGAGGGATGAGGGTGTTTATGAGGAGTGAGACGTGTTGATAGGCGCGCTGCTGGCGTTTAATCTGTGGCCCCTTCTGCCCGACAAACGGATTGATCATGCGCGCGCTCTGCTGAGCGATCGGCCGGGGTTGACCCACGCGCATTTTCTCTACGACCTGAGGCGGGCGTGGGGACACGCGGACAGGAAGAAGGCCTTTAAAAGCGATTTTGCGCCCCATCTGTCCCAAATCCTGACCCGTCATTACGGTTATGAGGTCAGGTGGGAGGAGAGGGACGTGCAGGCCCTGTTCTGCGATCCCGAGGTGCCCCGTGTCCTGCGGTTCTACGCGCACGCCTCCGCGCTAGAGGAGGCCCTGTTTGAGCTGTTTAAGCAGACCTTCTGGACCAGCGAGTCCTTCGACACCTCGGAGATCGCCCGGCACTGGTGGGCCCTTCAGGAGCTGGAGGCTCTGTTTGAGGGACCCAGGGGCGTTCAGTTTGGAGAGGCTTTGGAGAGACGGGATTTTGCCTATGTGCTCCACGAGATGCCCTACGTCAACGGCGTGGTGCACGCCCGTTTTAAGAGGGATTTGCCGCTTATCAGCGCGGGCTTGATCAAATGGATGCTTGTTAAGTAAATGAGCCACGCCCAGGGTACACTTGGGGTTTTCAAGGACGTGGCGTGTGGCCCTGTGCCACCCTACGAGTCTAGCAGACGGGGCGAGAGGGGGGTTGGCCAGCCACCGTCCGTACGGCGTCTAGGGCGGGTTGGAAGCTCAGGTGCAGGACCTCAGAGCTCAGCTTGTACAAATTGATGTGATCGGACTCTTTGAGCTTTCCTTTGATGGCATCCACCACCACAGGCAGCATGACGTCCAGAATGGCGTCTAGAGGCTCGGCGGCCCAGGCCAGGGGCGCCTGCTGCTTCACAAAACGGATAAAATCGTTTTTGCGATCCTCGCCAAAGGCGTTGAGGTAGGCGAGACCCTTGGGTGCCAGAATCTGAACGGCCATATGGATAAAGGCGCTGACGATCATCTGTTCCACTAGAAGGCCTTTCTAAGCAGGGTGCGGTGGAAAAAGGCGCTTTCCTTGATGACGGCGATGGCCTTGAGGCTGTCCACAAAGAGGCTTTTGATGAGCTCTGTGGTCTCGGGGGTCAGATGGTCCTTGAGGTTGTACACCTCAGCGAGGTCTTCCAGGAGGACGAGGAGCTCTTGGGCGTCCAGATCCTCGAATTCGGGTTTGAGGGCGCTGGCGTTAATAGACCAAAGATCCATCAGAAGAATCGGACTCTGGGTTAGAAGCAGGCCTCCAACGGTTCTCAGATCCCGCTCCTTCAGGGAGACGGCGGTCTTGAGGATTTTGGACGTGACGTTCAATGCTTTTCGGAGGTTTTCGATCCCGTGTTTTCCGCTCATACCCACTCCTTTCGAAATTTTGACCCATCATAACAGACTCGAGCCGCTCCATGCGGCTGCCCAGGCTGCGGTAGCGATCCAGAACGCCGGCTTGCACATCCGTGATGCGGCCGACCTCAGACTTGAGCTGGACCAAGGCGTCGTTGAGACGTCCGGTCTCCAGCGAGATGCTCTTGAGCTGGTTGACCCCAAAAGAGGATATGCCAATGACCGTTGACTTCATGACCCAATCCAAAATGGCTAAGTAGCGTTGCATCCGTGCACCCCACTTCAAAAGAGGATTTGAAAGAGCAGATAGGCCGCGTAGGCGAACGCCACACCCCCTATCCACAGGGGGTAGCGCGTCCTCTTAGCGCCTCTCCGCACGCCTAAAGGCTCCTTCATAAAAGATAAAATTTTTGGTTTTTCAAAATCAAAATGCATGTGAACCTCATTTTAACACGCGTCTTACGAAGAACAAATGAGGATGCGCCCCTCTACAAGGGGTACCTTTTTAGAAAAAACGGGATGGCCCGGAAGGTGGCGTTGTCATTAAGAATCAGCATCGTGACAGCCGGCAGCGCGCACAGCATCTGAAACCGGGTGGCCCCTTTGGGCGCTGTGTAATGGAAGAACGCTGACACGCTGGCCGAGGCCGTGGTGTTGCCGCTCGGCAAAAGATTGGCCGCGTACACCATGCGGTCGGTCACACCGTCTGAGATCCCCAGCGTGAACTCAATGGCCGCTGTGGCGGAGAACAGAAAGACCGTAAAGCCCACTTCGTAGACGCCTGGGGGCAGACCCGTGACGTCAAAGGCCGGAAGATTCGTGATGTTGCCCACCGCAAGGCCCAAGGGGTCGTAATAAATCGTTGGGGCATTGGCCGTTGTGGAGCTTGTGCCAAACACCGATAAGAACGTTTTGGGGCCGATGAGCTCGTAATTGACCGAGGCCTTGCCGTCGATCTGCCCGTAAATGAGCGTGCGTCCGCCCTCAGCGGCCAATGCGCTCGTGACCCGCCAGCGGGAGGCCGCGTCGTCGTATTTGAGGGTCAAGGAGGCCCCGGGTCTCAAAACCGAGTCCGCCCCTGTCCCCGTCAGGATGCGGTTCGCCGCTGTGCCGCTTTCGTTCTTAATGAGCAGGTCCGCCGTGTTGGCGTTTGTGATGGTCAGCTCCTTGCCGCTCGCTGCCGCCACGAGACTCGTGAGCTGGGTCGCCGCGGTCAGCCGAAAGAAGGAGAAGCCGTCGTTGGCCAAATCCGCAATTGTGCCAGATGTGGACACATCCGCGCCTCGCAGGGTCGAGAGGTCTTTAGCCACTGTGAGTTTTTCATTGAAATAAGCCATATTTTACGCCCATACTGTGGAGGATGTGACCGTGTTTCCAAAGAACACAACACCGATGTCCCTGGAAGCCCCCATCCGATTTTTGATTGTGATGACGCTGCTCGCGGTGGATTTGGACACGAAGATGCCCGTGCCCGCGTCAGAGGTCAGGAACAGATTGCTCATGTCGCTCAGGCAGGTCAGCGTGGAGAGGGCCGAGCAGCCCTGCACCAAGAGGCACTCTCCGGAGCTGAGCGAGATCTGAAACGTGAAGGCCTGGGATCCCCCTAGCGTCACCGTGGCGCTTTGCAGATTGGCGGCTGTTGCGAAAGACGCTGAGGGGGCCACCAGGCCCACAAAGGACGCGTTGGTCGCGTTGTTGGCCTTGAGCAGGTTGTTGTTAAAGGTCTTGGAACCACCGAGGGTCTGGGCCGTGGCCGTCACAATCCCTGGCAAAGAGTTGGTCGCTGCCTGCAGACTCAGGGTCCCCGCACTCAGCGTCACGCCCAGAGCGTCCCCAGCCCCCACAGCCCCTATGGTGATGGCCTGCTGCTTGCCGTTAAAGGTGTTCCAATCTGTCGAGCTCAAAAACCCGTTTGTGGTTGTGTTCGCCTGGGTGATGGAGAGTGTCCTGTTGGCACTCAGGTCCCCACCTCCCGCCAGAGGAGCTGTTGTGGCGATGGTACGGGTTGTGGAGACCTTGTTGTTAAAGGTGTTCCAGTCCGTGGAGGTCAAAGCGCCACTGACCGCTGTGGCGGCGATAGGGATGACCGCTAGCAAACCATCGGTCTCGATGCTGATGGGCACCTTCTGGTTGCCCGCACCCGCAGAGGCCGCGGACAGCTTGACCTGACCGGAGACCACGCCGCCTGTGTTGGTCAGATCGAGCGAGTTGGTGTCGGCGACAGACGCTAGACCGCCAATGGCGTTCCAGGTCGTGCCGTTCCACTGCCGCACGCTGCCGTCGCTGATGACCGAAACGACCTCTCCCAAGGTGCCCGCCACGGGCAGATCGAGGGGGGTGCCGTAGATGGGGATGGTCCCGCCTGTGGGGGGCAGAAAGATGTACTGTGTTGTCATGGATTAGTCCGTGATTTCAACAAAATTTCCTAAAATGGACACCAAACCACCGGTTCCCGAGCTGTTGTCGATGTTGAAGCGCACCCACTTGAAGCTGATGACACTGAGCTCCAAAATCGCGCTTGTGGACGCCGCGGTGTAAGCGACCGTGGAGGCTGGGTAGGTGGTGAACACCACGCCGTCATTGGAGACCTGCAGGTTGATGGATCCTGCGGCCGTCTCACCCCCTGAATACGTGAAGGTGAACTGAAAGGACGCACGGGCGAACCGCGCGATGTTGAAGGCCCCTGTGTTGGAGTCTGCCGCCAAAGACAGGTTGGTGCCTATGGTGGATTCTAGCGTTCTGAGTGTTCCCACTTATTCTGTTCCTTTTTGCACAAGCCCGCGTCTGAGAGCGTCCAAATACGTTCTCAGTTTAGCAGGATCGAGAGTTTGCATCAGCTGAGAGGCCCTGTCCGCACCTGCGGCCATGACCTGGTTGCCCCGCTGTCTACCCGCCTTGTTGACACCCGCGACCAGAGGTCCCAAAACGAGGCCGTAGGGCCCCAAAGCGGCACCCCCAGCGGCCGCCCCCGCACCCCCCGTGATGTAGTCGGTCAGCGACACGCTTCTGTTCTTCTGAGAGCGTTTCAGCTGCTCGGTGGTCAGATCCTTGGCGGTCCGTGCCACACCGAAAAGTCGGTTCTGGCGGGCGTAGTCGTCAAGCAGGCTCTGAGGCGCCACGGCCTGGGCGTCGTTTAAGAGCTCCTCATTGAAGATCCGTCTGATCTGCTGGAGCCTCTCATTGAGGGGTTTGTCGAGGCCTGATTCTGTAAAGGCCGTTTTGTCCAGAAGCCGCCGCTCCTTGGCCAAGTCCTTAAACGAGAGCGCATTGCCCTCTTTGGCCTTGCCCTCCACAAAGGATTTGAGCCTGCCGATGTACTTGGAGACCAAGCGCTCTCCCAGCTCCTGGGTCGCGGGGCTTGCGTTCAGAGGCTTTAAGACCTCCTCCTCGGACCTCTCAAGAACCCTTTGCAGGCTCTGGGGCGTGTAGCCCTTTGTCCGCGCCAAATCGTCGAAACGCTCCAAAGTCTCGCCTATGCGGCGTCCGGCGTCTCGCTCCACCCGGGCTGCGGTCTCGGCGATTTGGGTTGGGGACTTGCCCGCCGACACGATGCCCGTTTCCAGGAGATCTCGCCCTAAAGCGTCCACGCCTCCGGGCATGCGATCGACCACCCGTGTGGCCTTGGCGCTGTCGCCCCCTGCGGCCTTGACGGCCCGTTGGTTGGCAAAGGTCTTGAGGGACTCGGGGGACCGCTCCAGGGCCCGAGCACCCTTTTGGAGGGCACCGCCCAAAGCACCGCCTAAAGCCGCTCCTGTGCCCACCTGCCGGGCGAAATCCCCGGTCTCGCCCCGGGTGAGGTCCGCCTGACCCGAAGCGTCGGTGCCTCCGCCCGCAGAGGCCAAAGCCCCAAGACCGGCTCCCTGAAGCGCGGCTTTGCCCACGGTGAGGGCGGGTGCGGCGGCTCCTAAAGTGGCCACTGTGGGGGCCACAGCCCCCAATCCATACGCCGCTGTGTTGCGCTCATAGGCCGCGTCGTCCTCGGTGCGGTAGCGGTCTCGGCCTTTGCGGTAGTCCCCTTTCACATCCGCAACAGACCCTTTCTGGGCGGCCTTTAACAGGGACTCACCGGCCCCTGCGATCTCATCGGAGAACCCAAACGTCGCTGCGTTGGCAAAGCCCCGGAGGGCACTTTCCGTTTTGCCGGGTTGATAGGTCATTTTGTCCGCGTCCTGCCTGCCCTCAGCCAGGACCCGCAGCTTGAGGCCGGCCTTTTCAGCGGCCCTTTGGTCGCTCTTTTTGACCACATTCACAACGCCGTCTCTGTCCACGTACTCAAGGGCCGGCTGCAAACCGCTTTTTAAAGCCGCGTCAAAGTCTCTTTCCTCAACGTTCACCTCCTCGTTGTCGGGAGTCACCATCAGAAGAGCCATTATTTGCCTCCCGGTGTCCACACACGGCGTGTGGGTGTGCCAGGGGCGGATGGGGCAACCGGCGTGTTGGCGGCTGCGGAGTCAGGGGCGAACTGTTTGTAGATTTCCGAAACCTGTTTTTGGTTGGTGTTTACGGCGTTTTTGAGGGAGTTGCGCACACTCTCAGCGCGGTTTTGGAAGCCCTTCAGGTCCTGGCCCAAGCGGGGCAGACCCGTGGGGGATTTGAGGGTCCAGGGCTCGAGCTCATTGGCCAACCGTCTGGCCTCTTCAGCGCCCACGGCGTCCTGACCCTCTGTGGAGTTCAAAAGCTTGATCATCTGCTGACCAATGCGGGTTCTCTCCTCGGAGTTTTTGGCGCGTCCCCACTGCTCGAGAAACCCGTCAATCTGGTTCACAAGGCTTTGTTTTTTGGCAGCGGATGTGGACAGCTCCCTCACGGTGATTTTCTGAGGTTCAGGCAGGGTCTCATACGCCCTGTCCTTGCGTGAGCTTCTCAGAGCCGCGAGCTCGGCGCTAGAATCCCTGTCTCTCTGTCTCTCCTGGGCGTTGAAAGCCTGGTTGGCCCCTAGAACCCTCAGTTGGTTGCCAAAGGCCTTTTCTTGCAGGACCGCGTCTTTGACGTCCCCACCGTATTTTTTGAGGTCCTCAGCGGACACGTTGTCAGGGAAGGCGATGCCCAGTTTGTCTTTGTAAAAGCGTCTGACGCTTTGGGAGAGAACGGAGGTGGGGTCAGACGCCTCGGCGTCCTGCCTGTCCTGGCGCTCCAGAGCCCCCAGCTTGAGAGCCTCGCTTTGCATGCGCAGAGGCCTGATCTCCTCCTGCTGCAGCCCCTCTATGCCCTTTTGGGCCGTTTCAAACCCCTGAGAGGCCAAGCGGTCACGGGCGACCAAGTCGGCCTTATCCGCGGCGTCGAAACTCTGGGCCACCTGAGGAACCACCGTTTCAGACCCGCCCATGGCGGCGGCGGCCCTCGCAAAGCCCGATAGGGCGTTGCGTATGGACTGCCTCTCCCGGTTGGCGTCTAAATCCTCACGGGTCACACGGTTGGCCTCAAAACCCTCAGAACCCCTGTCAAAGAGGTTTTTGCTGTAGGCCCCGTAGTCCACCGGCTCGTCAGGTCTGTTGATGGGCTTGAAGTAAGGAGAGAGCGGCATATCAGTTCCTCTTTAACCGGTCTTCTCGGTCCATATAGGACAGAGCGCCTGTGTTGACGGTGTCGGACAGACCCTGGATGGCCCTGTTGTTGAGGGCCGCTCGGTTCTGGAAGTCCTGGCTTCTCTGGTTGGAGAGCCCACTCTGGATGCCCAGAATGCCCAGACGGTTGTCGTACTGCCTTTGGGCAATCGCGTTTTGGCTGGACTGGTTGTCCCGCGCCGCGCTGTAGCGGTTGCCAATATTGGCCTCATAGGCCCTCTGGTTCTGGCCCTGATTGAACCGTTGCGCGTCGTTGCGCTGATTAGCCACGTACTGGTTGTAGCGGTTGCCCATATCCGCGATACGCTGGTTGTAGCTGTTCAGAGCCGCGGCGTTGCGCTCCTCCAGACTCACGTCCTCATTGCGGATCTGAGAGCCCAGATTGGCGGCGTTGCCGATATTGAGCATCTGCCTCTGGTAGGCGTTGGCGTTGGCCTGCTCACCGGCCAGGGCCTGCTGCAGCTGGGCGTCCTGGATGGCCTGCATCTGGGAGGCCAGACCCACTCCGCTGCCCAGGGACACACCGCGTCTCTGGTTCACCTCATCGATGTTCTGACGGGCAGAGGACGCCTGGGCCGCCGCCTGTCTCTGAGCCCGCGCCTGCTCCAGCTGCAACAGAGGGTCAACGCCTGTTTGGGACAAGGCCGTGAAGCGGTCCAAAGCGTCGGTTTGGGCCTTACGACCCCTTTGGGAGCCTTCTGACAAGGCCTTAACGAGCTCAGGGGATTTTTCAGGGACAAAGGCTGCGATCTGGGGCGAGTAGCGCTCCAGCACCCGGATGTCCTCTGGGCTGATGTCCCGGGTGTCGAAGTTTGGAGACTGCATCTGGTCGGCCAGACCTTGGATGCGCCGGCGCTCGGCCTCTGTGGCCTTCTGCGCGTCTCTTGAGTTGAGCCATTGGAACACGCCGCCTGCCAGACTGGACGCGCCCCCTGCCAAAATCGCCAGTGTGATGGGATCCACGGTTGTCTCCTAAATGCGGGGTCTGAGTTTCATGAAAGCCTGTAAACGGGCGGCATCGGCCTGCTGCTGAGCCAAGGCGTCGGCCTGACGCCGCTCCTCCCGAGCCGCCTCCACCACCGGATCCAGACGTGAGCGGTAGGCCCCCTCGTCCAGCGTGACCTCATAGTCGGCGAGAGGCTCGCGATCGATCCGATCCTCCAACCCCAAAAACGAGTAGATGCGGTTCATGGCCTCGGCGTCCTCAGGGCTTATCACCTGAGACAGCGGCACAGAGGGATCCTCCATACGGCCGAAGTTGCGGCTCAGCACATCCTCAGCGCTTTTCACCTCCTCCAAGGCCCTCAGGTTATCGGGTCGCCCCGCTCTCAGATTGGCCGGCAGAGGGGTCTGCAAAGAGTCTATCTGACCCCGTGCGTCCTCATAAAGGGCCTTTGCCCTCTCCCGAGCGGCCAGCTCCTGAGACACCAAGCGTGAGGTCTGCAACCGTGTGGCGTCGTCGATGCGCCCTCTGTAGGAGTCCTGGATACCCCCTAAAAGGCCTTTTAAGCGCTCCTGGGTGTCCCGTTTGAGGGCGGCTGCACCCCTATCAGCCAAAGCCTGGATTTCGGCCTGTGGATTGACCCTACGGGCGTCGTCTAGAGCCGCCTGCTGCTGCCCGATGGCGGCGGCACTCCGGGCGGCCCCTCCGCTGCGGTTGTACACCTGAGAGTCCAGAGCGCCCATGCCCGCTGTGTAGGGGCCAGAAGCCCTCTGCTCCAGGATGCGGGAGGAGTCGCCCTGTGTGAGGCCTTGGAGCTCCTGACGGCTGGAGGCCGGTGGTGTCGAGAAGTCCGCGGCTTTGTAAACGGTGGGGTTTAGAAAGGCGCTGAGGTCGGTGCCCTTGCGCACGCCGTTTTCCACAATCTGGGTGGAGGCGGGTTTGTAGGTGTCCCGGATGCCCTGCGTCTGTTTGTCCCTGTACTCCTGAGAGCTCTTGGTGAAATCCGACATCTCCTGGGAGATCCGCTGTTGGGCGGGCTGCTCGATGCGCGAGCCGATGGCTTGGGTGTTGACGTTTTTGTTGCGATCCAGGATGGCACCGGCGTTTTGAAAGGTGGATTTGGAGAAATCCTGAGGTGACGCGGGTGAGGCGCTGGCACTTTCGGTGCCCACGCGCTTCTCCACGCCCTGCTGACCCTGCTGACGGCCCTGATCGTTCTGCCCTATAAGGTCGTTGAGACGGCCAAACACGTATGCCATTTTTTTAGCTCACTGCTGGGGTTGCTGGGGCTGAGGGGAGTCCCTCAGGCTGCGCGTCGGGGGAGCCCCCTAGAGACCCTGGACCCGTATTGGGCGGGGGCATAGGAGGGACGGGCAGACCGCGGGTCATGGCCTTGATGGCGGGATCCAAGCTGAGCTCCATCTTCACGCGCTCCTCGATAACCGCTGTGATCTTAGCCGACAATTCGGTGTTGACGCGCACAATGGGGTTGTAGATCAGCTTCATAAGCTCTCGAATGAAGATGGGGTGGTTGTCGGTCATCAGCGGCATGACATTGCGGCCTTCGATCAGAGCGTCGACCTCTTGTTGAGCAGCCATGCCCTCGTCAAACTCAATTTCAAACAGGGAATCCACCGGTGCGCCGTTGAGGAGGCTCAGGTACTTCACAATGGCTGAGGACTGGTTGTTTTGGAGCATGGGCATCAGGGCCTCACCGAGCTGGAGGCGTCCCGATATGGAGTTCATCAGCGGGCTCTGCGTGCGGATTTTGACACGTTTGATCGTCTGCAGGTCCTCAGCCTTGAACTCCCGCACAAAGGCTATCTGCCCCTCTCCCACAATGTCTATAATCTGCTCTACAGTAGCAAACTTTTTGTAACAGGTCATAGCGATGTTGAAGATCTTTTCAATGCCTATCAAAAGGGTTTTTGAGGCGCTGTTGAGAAACTCCAAAGCATTGGCCGATAGGGTCGCTGCCATAGCGCCGCTTGTGACATTGGGAGGCGGGTTGCCTCTCAATGTGTCGTTGATCATGGAGACCTCACCCAGATTGCGGGAGAGGATCTGGGCAAACTGCATGATTTCGGGGGGCGTCTGGGTGAGCTGCAGAGGCTCGGGTTTGCCGCCTCCCTCCGCGCTCTGAGGCGTGTAGTAGATGAAGTTTAAGCCATTAACGGCTTTGGAGTTGATGTTAGATCCTTTGGGTATCAGAACGCTTTGAACACCAAAGGCCTGCTGGTTGGTGCTCACCACCGAGAAGCAGTGATCGAGCATCTGCTGACCGGGCAGCAGGCTTGAGATCAGAGGGTAGCCAATGCCCGTGTTGGTGATCTTCTCGAACATGAAGGGCACAACGGGGATCTGCCCATAGGGGTTTTCCTCGGGGTTGTCATAGAGAATGGCTTCTTTGTCCAAAAAGACGGTCATCCGGCCAAAGGGCACGGCGGGTGTGGGTTTGTGGTAGAACTCCCGCACGTAAATGATGTCGTCGTTGTCCATGCGCGACATCGTGTTGTAATAGTACGTCTGGGCGCTGCGCTCCTGCCTCGCGCTGGGGAACGCCAGAATGGCCTCCCGCATGTCGGGGAACTGGGCTATGAGGCTCCAGCGGTTGAGAGGTCTCCTCAGAATGAGCCAATCGAGATTTTCAAAGTCCTCAATGGACCAATCAAAGAACACATCATTAATATCGTGGGTTTCAAAGTGCACATCCCCTGAGTACAGCGGGTTGCCCTCTTCCGTTTTGTTGAAAATGTAGCCTTTGTCGCTGCGCCAGATGCAGCTCATAAAGTAGGTTCCCAGAACCGCCACACGCTCTGCGATCTTCTCCATTTTGAGATCGACGCCTTGAGACTCCACCAGCGAGTTGCAGATGGCCTTCCCAAGTTTGGAGGTGATGATGGGGTTGGGGTCCTGCACATCGGTCATGCACTCAAACACGAGACGCTGCTTGGTTGTCAGGGTCACGAATTGGCGGATGAGCGTGCGGGCAACGGGCATGCGCATCTGCACAAGCTCGCCCTGATCCCCCTTGTACTCCACGGCCGAGTCCCCAGACGCCGTGTTGATGACGTTGGAGTAGTAGTAATTGATGTTGCGGCGCATGGTTTTGAGAATATTCTGAAAGAACACGCTGGACGTGTTGCCGTACCCCCAGTTGTCAATCTCGTACTGGGAGCGCTCCACCACATCCTCGGCACTCCCAGAGGCAAAATACTGATTTCTGTTTTTCTGGTACGATGACATAAAAAGTCCTTATTTGGTCGTTCTTTCGGACACCGGCCTCATCAAAAAGCTGATGGACTGGATCTCCAGGGGCTCGCCTGCGATGCGGTGATCGAGGCTTGGCTGCAGATAGGTGCCCACAAAGGCGTCTTTGGGCGTGTACACACGCAGGATGACCGCTGAGCTCGTGACAAACTCTTTATCAATGGACACCTCGCCTCCCCACGGGAACGCGCCCCACACCAGCTGGCCCCAGCCCCCAAAGGTGATGGGCCTTTTGTCGCTGCCCACCTTGAAATTCCAAAACGTCGCTGTGGTGCCCGGGAAGCTGTCATTGGAGAAATTGAGTGTCACGCCCGTGCAGGACGATTGGGTCCGAAAGGACGTTTGAAATTCCGGGAAGTACTTGAGCTGCCCTGTGTTCCCCCCTGTGATGGGGTTCCATTTGACCGTCGATGTGTAGCCGCTGTGCAGAAAGCTCGGGTCTGTTGAGAGACCCATGTAAGGAAAGATAAACTCCACAAGGTAAAAGACATTTGAAAACTTGATGACTCTTTCAATCTTGAAAAGCCCTGTGCCCAGAACCACCGCGTCGCCCGGCTGAGGCACCACATTCGCGGGCACGTCCAAGGTGCATTGGGTGAGGTTCTGACGCTTGTCCGTCACATTCACGGTCCCTGTGGCCGAGCCTATGGGCGCGTTGGTGCAGCGCACCGAGAAGGTCACAGAGGACAACACGGTGAGGGATCGGAACCCGGTCAGGTCCGAAGGGTTCGAGAGGGCCGCAGAGACCGCAGAGGACAGCCCATTGATGGTCACTGAGGACCCGGAAGACAGCCCATGGGGCACAGAGGTGGTGATGACCACCGTTCGGTCACCCGCAACGACGGCACAGGACAGATCGCTCTCGCAGATGCCCTTTTTGGCAAACACCGTTGAGGCCAGAGACAGAAGGGCGTTGGAGGCCGCGTCCACAATAAAGGTCGTGTCGTCCACAACGCCTGTGACCACACGCAGACCGTTCACATCTGACGCCCCACCGGGGTACACCGCCGCCAGAACCGACGAGCAGCGCGTCAGCGTCACCACATCACCCACAGACAGACCGTGGGGCAGGCTTGAGGAGATGGTCAGATCCGGCACACCCACCAAAGACTGGGCGTTTGAGGCCAACGCATTGAGGGTCAGGACAGCCACCGACTCCCTGCTGTAATCCACCTTGGTGTTGTCCTTGCGCTCCTTAACCACCAAAGAGGGGTTGTGCGTCGGTATAAGCATCATCTTGTCGTCTAAAGAGGACACAAACCCATTGACAAACACCATGGGAGAGCCCGAAAACGTCGTCCACGCGTCGTTTAGGTAGTTGTAGCAGTACACCACGTCCGCGCTCGCGCTCCCCGGTCTTTTGGTGGACAGCAGGTAGAGCCTTTCCGACTCATAGGCCAAACCGCCTGTCACGGACTCCAGGTTGGGGTCTCCCAGGATGGCGCTTAAAAAGGGCTCTATGGGGCGAGAGAGGATGCGCACACTGGTGTCCGCTATCTGAACGACCCCTTGGTTGGTGAACGCGTACACCGAGTTGTTGAGCACATCCACAGAGTCTGTGGCCTTGCACAGCACCGTGGTGTCCAACGCGGTTATTGAAAAGTTGTTGAGGCTGTCTCCGTTTAAACGGAACACACCGTCTTCTTTGAGCACAATCAGAGAGTCGCGCAGAGCCGCAATGCGCAGGATAGCCGCACTCTGGCTGCCGACTTTAAAGGAGTTGACCGCAGGCACCGCCTCGGGCTCCCCCAGCTTGGAGACCAAAAGCTCATTAGCAAACGTCTCCTGAAGCCCGGAAACCGCGGTGCCAGACGTTGGGAGGGTGGGCAGGAAGGCCTCACCGGTCACGGTGGTGTTCGTCGTCAGGCTGTAGGCCGGTGCGTTCAGATCCTTAGCGCTCAAAAACAGTTTGCCCGGCGCCCCTGTGAGACCCGAAATGTAGCTTGCGTACACCGTCGAATCCGGGTTTCGGTTGATGGCTTTGCCCCAGTAACGGGCCGTTTGATCGATGGCTTCCGAGAGCGTGACAGTGGAGCTCGGGATGACCCGCTTTACGAGTCTTTTGCCTAGCGCATCGGAGAGACCCTCGTACGTGACCGTGCCGCCCCCTGAGGCCCCAGAGCCCACACGGAACGTGGTGGTGGTGACCGATGATACGGCATAGGGGCCGGGCGAGAGCCCCGTAATGGCGACAGAACCCACAACAACCACAGTGTCGCCATTTTGGAAGCCATGATCCGGCTGTGTGATCTCCACATAAGAGGATGTGATGGCATTTGATGTGACCCGAGCGTTCCCCACAGGCGCATTGGCGCTGTCCCCCCGGAAAAGATAGGTTTGCAAACCCACGTCCACTATGTCCGCGTCGGCGATCCGATCGGGCGCCACCACGGAAACCTCCACACTGCGGTACTGCGAGGTGTTGGCGTAGAAGGTGTAGCCCTTAAACACCGCGGCGTCGCGGCACAGGGGCGGACGGGCGTTGGCCTGCAGCTCCCCCTCGTTGTTGGGGTTGGTGTACAAAGTCGGGTTGCCCGCTATGAGCGCGTCATCCAGAGAGTCGTAAAAATCCACATAATTGTTGGCTATCTGGAAGGACGTCAGGTTCTCCTCCTGCACCAACGTGTACGTGTTGGGGTCGGGGATGGAGGAGACACCCTGTGTCTGGGCGGTGCGGTACACACGGTAGAGCCATTGGGTCGAGTCCACCCCATCAGGGACTGTGAAGGTCACCTGGGGTGTTAATTCATCGCCGTATTGGATGGAGAGGGTGGTCACCGCGGAGATGCTTAGAGGGCTCAGATCCACCACAAAAGAGCCTGCGGGGCTCACAGGGGACGTGACCAGAACACGGGTGCCATCGGGGATGGCCGGGGTGAACCCCGTGCAGCCGTACAGGCTGATGAACTCACCGGCCACGTGGCCGTTGCCCGCACGCGTGATCGTCAGCTCCTGAGTCCCCAAATTGAAGCTCAGGTTTGCGTTGCCCACGCTGTAGAGGGTCGCGTTCTTTACAAGATAAAACTCGCTAGGCGCGCCAAGAACCAAATTACCGTTAGCGTCCTTGCGGCCGAAGAGGATCCGGTAAGCCAGATTGTACTGAGGCTTAACAGGTCCCAATAGAAGACCAGTCCCACCATCGCTCCGTCCCAGCGTCACGCTCAGGTCCAAGCCCGGCGGTGCGCCCGACTTGAGCACAGGCAAATCGCTGCGCTCCAGTTTGTAAACCCCATTGTCCGTCGTAAAGTACGCATTCTTATTGGATTTTACAACCCGGGACACGCCCACTCCTGAACCCGTCACAGACACGGTGGGGCCGCTCAAGACCGCATAGTAAATGTAGGAAAACGCCGAGGCGCCACTGGTGACGCTGGAAAGGGCATTTTGAGAGGCCGTGATGCGGAAGGCGTCTAAACTGCAGAACGTCACGGTGCCAGAGCCGTTGGAGCCTGTGGAGGGGATGGTGAAGGTGTTGGTGCCTGTGACCGTGACGGCCTGCACGGACAGAGCCACAGACAGGGTGCTGGCGAGAATCTCAATGCGATCGCCCGTCTGCAAGCCGTGGTTTGCCAGAGTGATGGTGAGCACATTGGAAAGGCGTGTGGCGGCAACCGAAGAGAAGGAGCTTGTGACCCCCCGTATGCCCGCAAAGTCCACATGTCTGTTGGGGAACGCAGCCACAAACGGGTCTGAGTTCACCACCGCAACCTCAGAGATGAAGTCGCCGTTGCGCAGACCGTGGGACACACGGCGCACCGTGATGACCGGGCTGCCGGCAACGCAGCGGCTCTGGGCCACGACCGCTGTCTGCACAAACCGGTACACGGCGTTTTGGGAGATGCCAAACACAAAGCCGTCGTAGTCGAACAGACGGTTGAACAGCTGACCGGAGGGCCCCTCAAACCGCGTGAACACCCCACGCGCTTTTGTAATCAAAAAATCCTGGGAGACGACCACATTGTCGGCTCTCTCGAAGGATCCCGGCGCTGTGGTGAAGGAGTTGGGCTGGATCTGAAGACCCGAGAACCGCTCCACACTGAGCTGTTTCACGGCGCACCAAAGGGGAAGGATCCATAGAACGACCGGCTGGATCGCAGCAAATTGTTTGTCTGTATGATCTTGGGCAACTCGCCCGCCACACGGGGGGCCATCAGCTCGGAGCAGGCCTTCATTTTGGCCTTAAGCTCGTTCTGGGCCAGCTGCAGCTGCTCGGGTATGGCCAGGGCCTGCAGGATGCGCACACAGACCGCCTGAACCAGCACCTGCTGCACCTCTGTGGGCAGCTGCACAAGGGAGGTCTCCAGAGCCGTGGACACCACGTCTCCGACCTTCACGCCCACAGGGTCCGAGTCAAACGTCAGGGTCTTGCCCGAGATGTTGGTGATGGTCAGGTCCCGAAACACCAACTGATAACCCGGCTGACCGTCCGTGATGTCTGCAAAAGTCCCCAAGGCCAGGTTGGCGGGCACCTGATTCAAGGTCACCGTTGTGGGGGTCACCGAGGTGACAACCCCTGTGCGGGAGGTGGACACAATGGAGCTGGGTTTTAGGCAGTACCACAACGCGCACACACCATCTGAATTGGGAGTGGGTGCGAGATAGATGGCGTCGCCCATGATGTAAAAGCCCGATGGGGAGCCGTTCACATGGGGCGAGATGTAGGGGTAGGCGTCCTCAATGGCGTAGCGCGGCAGGTTGTAATAGGAGCTGTTCTGCAAACGGTAATGGACCTCCCGTAGGGAACGGCCCAAAGCCCGCACGGGCACCTTCACACGGCTTTGACCCGTGGGGATCTCGACCTCGTCGCGCACCACAAAATACTCTTCTCGCAAACAGATGATGAGAGGCACAACCAGCGTCTCCTGCTCCTCGCAGGACAGCGCCAGAAGGTCCTCATCTGTGAAACGGGCCTGATACTGAGGAACCGTTATGGCCCTTTTGATGGCGTTGAGAAGATCCGTTGAGTCCACTTACGACCTCTAATAGCTCTTTTTGGGGGCAACCCGTTTCTTCAAAGGCGCAATCTCAACTTCCGTCTGACCCACCTTCAAACCCTTCATGGCCGGACGGCCCTGATCTCTCTTGCCCTCCAAAAAACCTTTGATGGAATCCAAATCGGGGCCCTCCTCTTCCTCAGCGGCAAAGGCCGGTGGCTCCTTCTGGGCCTTCTCAAGCTCCATCTCCACCTCGGGCATCCCCTCGGTCCCGTCCAAATCTTTAGTGTCCTTCTCCATGGGGTTCATATCGTCTTCCCCAAACAGCTTGCTGCGCACAGCCTCCAGTAAGGACTCCAAAACCGACTTTTCAATGTCTTTGCTATCCATTTTTTAACTCCAAGAACTTGTTCCGACCACACGCGCTGTTAAAGATTTGACCTCTATGGTCACAGACGCGCCCATTCTGTTTTTAAAACCTATGAAACCGCTGCCCGCACTCTTGAACACGTAGATACCCACACCCGCGTCTGTCGGCAGAAACAGACCGCTGGGGTCCGAAACCGCCGTCACCTCCGCTGAGGCAAACGAGGTGTGCAGGCTGATGGACTGTCCGGTGCCCAAAGACACGACCAGCTCGTAGGAGGACGTGCCCGAAAGCTGAACAGTCGACTGCTGACCGTCAGACACCGTGGGAAAATTCAATCCCACCGCCGCTGCGGACACGTACGAGCGGTTGCCAGGCTGCGACCCGTAAAAGGGATTGGGCATGAACCCGCTGACCTGCGAGACCACCACCCATGTGAAGGAGTCGTACTGCAGGGTCACCACACCCCGATCCGTCGCCAGCACATAGCTCGCGGCCCCATTGATGGTGTCGCTTCCAAAAGGCGTGATGGTGATGGGGTTTGAAGAGGCACTTCCTGAGGCGTCGTACACGATGAACAGCTGACCGATGGAGGCCACCCCGGGGGGCAGATCCACCTGAGAGGCGGAGGGCACGTCCACACCGACGGCGTAGTCCGTGTTGAGGATGGTTACGGGCGTGGCGTTGGCCACCCGGATGTTCTGCACGAGAGCGCTGATGACCGCGGCGTTGTTGGCGAGCTCGATGAGCAGCGCCGAGACGTCGTTGCCCCAGCCCTGGTCCCCATTAGAGGGGACGACCACCGAAAGGCCATTGAAGGTGACCGGTGTGCCCACGGGTCACACCTTGTACAGGACAGCGACTGTGCCTATACGTGTGACCGCAGCGCTGAAGGTGGGCGTGATGACCGCAGCACCACCAGAGGTCGTCCAAGACGTCCCTGTTGTGGTCTCTCCAGGCCCAAACGCCACATCCAGCAACACAACGCCCACAGGCGGCCTGTTGGTCACGAGACCCTGCGGCAGAGTCGTTGGCGAACCGCTGGTCAGGGACACCGAGTAAAACTCGGCCACCAACCCGTAAGAGGCGATGTCTAATGAAGCCATAAAAACCCTTTAAATGCAAAAGGGACAACCCCTCTTTATTGAAGGAGTTGTCCTTTATTTAAGCTATCAGAAAGACACCCCTTCGTCGTTTATATT